GGCCGTCGTCATGGCCTTCTGGCTGTGCGGTGAGGTTGAGTGTGATCGTGCCGAGGGTGTAGGTGCCGGCTGCCTGCTCAACATCGTCTACGAGGGTGCCAACTTCTAGCTCGCGCAGCATCACGGCGAGCTGTTGGGTGGCATCCACCAGCTCGAACGACACACCGACCATGGCACCAATCGCGGTCGGCACGGGAGGCTCACTGAACCAGGCGCCAACGTTGGTCCAGGCCATGCCGTACAGCGTGCCGCTGCAGGCCACGGTGCTGCCCACGGCCAGGCTGATCATGGTGTCGGGTTCTGCGATCCGCAGCGCCCGCCAGGTGGTGTAGATCCCGTCAAGCGTCAGCCAATCTGCCGGGGTGAGGATGCACTGAACGGGCCAGCGACGCACGGTGCGGCCAGACTGCGCATCACCAGAGTGGGTGAAGGGGATCTGCTGCAGTGCGGAAATGGTGAGGCTGCCAACGGTGATCGCCATCAGCTCACCTCATCATCTGGCGGATCACCTGGCTGCCGGTTGGTCCGGTCTTCATGGCAACGTTGACGTTCCACTGTTTCCGCGCCAACTCGCCAACCTCCTGCCGCAGTTTTCCGACTTCGACGGCGAGGGCGGCATTGCTGCTGCCACTGGTCATGATTGGCGTGGTGCCGGGGCGTGATGGCAGGGCACCTTGATCTTGCAGCCTTGAGGTGATGCCTGCGGGGATAACGGTGCCGTTGGTTGGTGCACGCCAGATGGAGTTGGGTGCGGCATTGATGAGCGATAGGCGGCCACCAGAGAGGAGCGCTTCCTGGCCCAGTTCGTTCACGCGATACTGCTCACCAGCTTCCACCGGGCCACCCGTCCAGCGGGAACCTGGGAGGCGTGAGGCGCGTTCTAGCCAGTCGTAGAACACCTTGGCAGCGCCGGCGGCCTGTGCAGTGCGTTGGGCGACGGTGGCCATCTGCGTGTCCAGTGACAGGCCTGCAATGCGTTCAGCGAAGGTCTTGGCAGATGACAGCCAGGCGGCGAAGTCCCGAGCGCCTTGCGCTGCAGCCGGCGCACGATCGCCCGTGGTGGTGAACGCATCGGCGATGCCATCAGCTGGGGATTGCGCGTCACTCACCGCACCTTCGAGCTGGCCGGCCTGTGTCGCTGCAGCGCCCAGGTTCTGGGCATAGCCTGCGGCGATGTTGTTCAGCCCACCGGCGATGCTGGCGACATTGCCCAGGTTGACGGCGGACTGTGCAGCGGCAAGCTGGTAGCCGTTCTGTGCCGCACGGGCCCGCTCTGCGTTGATCGCGGCACTCTGCTGTGCGGCAAGGATCTGCGCTTCGAGGGGCTGGGTCTGAGCGAGCAGGCCCAGCTGCTCCCCGCGCACACCGAGCATGAGTTGCTGGAGGCCCACCTGTGAGCGTGCGAGTGCAATGGCACCCTGATCACCAGCGGCGATGGCTTCCTGCAGTTTCTTCTGCGCCTCAAGTAGCGCGAGCTGCTGCTTCCTGAACTCAACATTCGCCTCAAGCACCTGTTTGCGCTGGGCGATCTCCAGCATCTTTGCTTCCAGCTGCTGTTGCTGCAGGAGTGCTTTGTAGCGAGCTTCGGCAGCCTTGCGGTCTACGTTTTGGATGCGTTGCTTGATGGCGCCAATTTCAGCTTCGCTGGCGCCGCGCTCTTCTGCTTTTTTAAGCTCAAACTCAAAGTTGCTACGAACTAGATCAAACCGGCTTTGCTCTTCTGCAGCAAGCGCCCGTGATAAGCCAACGAGTTTCTCTGCTACAGCAACCTGCTCAGTAGCCTGGCGGATTGTTGTTTGGGCGATAACTTCACTGATTTCCTGCTCTACTTTCTTGCGTGATTCGGCGGCTTCGCTGACCCTTTTATTTGCTTCTATTAGTGCTGCAGTTTTGGTAACCGAACCATTAAGTTCAATGTTAAACCCCTGTTGCTCAGCCTGTGCCTTCAGGACATTGCGTGCAGTTTCGGCGGTAGCGGCGGCGGTCTGTTGCTCTAGGGGTTGAATTTGGGCCAACAGGCCAATCTGCCCTTCCCGGATACTAATAATTTTCTCCTGCAGGTCGATCTGCGCATTGGCTGCTTCAATCTCAGTGTCGCTCTTTGCCTTCGCTAAAGTGTCTTGAGCTTGCAGCAACGCTACCCGAGCCTCTTCTGCGCTCAGATCAGCTTCAATGCGGGCTTTCTGCTGCGCCAGCTCCAGCATCTTGGCTTCCAGCTGTTGCTGTTGCGTCAGCGCCTGGAACCTAGCCTCTAGAGACTGGCGGTCCTGTTCTTGGATGCGCTGTTTAATCGCTCCGATTTCTTGCTCTGACGCGCCGCGAGCTTGCGCCGTCGAAAGCTCAAACTCCAGCCCAGCCTTCACCACGGCAAACCGTGACTGTTCCTGATCAGCAAGTGCTTTGCTAAGGCCTACCAGTTGCTGGCCTACCGCCAGCTGCGCATCTAGGTTGCGAACTGGTGCTTCGGCGATGATCTGATTAAGCTGTGCTTCGGCTTCGGCGCGGGCTTGAATGGCTTGCTTGACACGATCTTGAGCTTCGGCATTTTGATCGGTCGCGGCGGTATTTTTACCGGTTGCATCGGTTGAAGCAGACTGAACACCAATCTGCTTTTCCGTAGCACCGCGCAGGTTGTCTAAAGCCTTGGCGTTGGATACAAGGCTTCTTGCTTGTGATTCATAGAACTTGGCAAGATCAGCATTGCCAAGCCGTGCTTGTTCAGTCGCCAGCAGCTTTGCGCGTTCCGCCTGTGCGCGATAGGCTTCAGCAACCTTCTGAAGCTCAGCAATATATTCTTGAGCTTTTTGACGCTGCTCATCAGTCACTTCACCTGAGCGCTTTAGCTCGTTGACGAACGTAACTGCTGAGTTAAAAACCTCGTTAAAACCTTCTTCCAGCTTCTCGGTTTCATCGACCAGCCGGAGCAGCGTCCATCCTTCGCGTGCATTGCGGAACACCTCGCCCAACCCCAGGAAGCCACCCCTTGCTTGCCGTGCCTTTTCGGCGGTTGTATCTAAATCGACGCCGAGCTTTGTCAGTGCTTCGCTGATTGCTTTATTGGAATCCTCAAACTCTTTGGATGCTGCAGCCTGACCACCTAGCACGAACTCCCAGGTCTTGAACAAGGCGATTGCAGCGCCAAGCGCCAATGCAAGAGGTGCTAGCGCCAAGACAGCGCCTTTTGCCCCAGCAATGAACGATGCAAAACTAGCCGACTGAAGATAAGTAGTGAACTGCAGAACGCTTGCTGATGCTGCAGTAAAGCCAGTTACCAGTGTTGTTTTAAGAGTGGTAGCAATAGCGCTTAGCACAGTGCCAACACCTAGGCTGCCAATCAGGCTTAGCTGAGTGATGAGGCCGGGGATCACGGCGACAGCAGCCTTGACCCCGCCCACCAGGGTGGTGGCCATGGTGCCAGCAAGCATCTTAATTTCTGCTGCTGCAATCTGAACTGCCGTAACAGTCATTGCACGCTGGAAGATCACAACAGCAGCAGTTGCAGCAGTTGCAGCGCCGGTCATCAGCACCAGCGCCGATGCGGCTGCCTTCACTGGTGCTGGCAATCCCGCGATCACTCCAACTAGCTGATTAGCCAGCCCTGCCAGTGGCGTGAGACCTGCGGCGGCGACACTGCCTAATGTTTTGCCAATTGAATCAAGCGTACCGGTTAGCTGAGTGACTTCCATTTGGAAGCCTTGCATAGCATCCCTGGCAGTATCCGTGGCGCCTTTGGTGTTGGCCATAGAGGCGGCCATCCTGCGGATTTCCTCTTCGCTTTGATTCAGCAGCGCCAGCCACTTAGTGCCGTCGTCTTCGCCGCCAAATAGGTTTGCGGCAAGACGGATTTTTGACGCAGGTTCTAGCTTGTCAAATGCTCCCTTTAGCTTCAGGAGTGTTGTTTCCATCGGCTGCAGCGTGCCGTCAGCCTCGAAGATGTTGATCCCGAGCTGCGCCATGGTCTCGGCCGCTATCTTGGCCTGGCCAGTGAGCTGCCCGACGCTATCGCCAGCGGATGGTGCAGCGCTGGCCAGCTTAGCCAAGCCGTTTCTAAGGGTGACGCCAGCTTCTGATGCATCAATGCCGGCATTGGCGAGCAATCCAATTGCAATGCCGAGTTCTTCAACGGATACGCCAAGGATTCGCGCAACGGGTGCAGCGTATTTGAACGCCATACCCATGCCATCAACGCTCGCGGCTGATGCGTTGGCACCGGTTACTAGCGCATCTACCACACGGGTAGCATCGCTGGCCTGTAGGCCAAAGCCTTTCAGCGAAGCGGACACCACCGAGCCCATTTGCGCGAATCCGGTGCCGGTAGCTTCTGCACCGCGAACAATGGCGCCAAGGCTGGCGTTCATTTGATCGACGGTCATGCCGCCTCGCACCAATTCAGTAGCAAGCTGCGCTACCTCTTGCTGAGTGCCAGCCGCCTCGATACCGACCTGATCAATGGCCCGTGCGATCTTGTCGTAACCGCCTGCTTCACCAGCTGCGGCAGCAGCTTGACGAATTTCGGTATCTAGCGCTGCAAACCCTGTCACCAGGCTGCCGATGGCGTTTAGCGCGGTGCCAGCTGCTTCGGTGACGGTATTGGTAAGGCTGAATGCGAGGCCTTGAATTGCGCCATCAATGAGGTTGAAGCCATCAGCAGCCTGGCCAGCTTTCGCCAGCTCTCGCTCGGTGTCCTGAATGGCAGATTGCAGCTCCCTAAACCGCTGGCTGCCGATCTGCGTTTTCTCTAGCTCGCCTTGCAGTTCGCCAAGCCGTGAGCGTAGGGCGATGATGCTGCTGGGATCAGCATTGATCAGGAGCTTCTTACGCTCCAGCGCCTGCAGTTCACCTTCGACGCGATCAATCTGCTGGCTGACTTCAATGAACTCCTGAGAGTCCACGTCAATCGTGACGCGCCGCTGCTCCAGTGCCGTGAGTTCGGCCTTGAGCTTGGTGGTGAGCGCCGTGATGCTGTTTCCGTCTACATTGATCAGAATCTTGTTCTGCTCAACTTCGGCAAGGTCACGCTGTACGTTGTTGATCTGAACCTGCAGGTCGGCAAACTCCTGAGAGTCAACCGATACCTTCGTCTGCCTGGTTTGCAGATCGGTCAGCTTGGCCTGTAGTGCCTCGATTGAGCTGGCGTCAATCGTGACCGCAGTGCGCTTGCGTTCCAGCGCTTGCAGTTCACCCTCAACACGATCAATCTCCTTGCCAAGGGCAACGAACTCCTGGGAATCAACATCAATCTTGAGCTGCCGTTCTTGGAGCCCATTGAGCTCATTGCGCAGCTTGGCTGTAACTGCTAAGAACGAGTTAGCGTCAGCATCAATCAGCACCTTCCGTTGGCTGATCTCTTGCAGTTCCTTTTCTGCTGCATTGATCTGCCGCTGCAGTTCAATGAACTCCTGCGAGTCAACGTCTACCTTGACCTGCCTGCTCTGTAGATCCGCCAGCTTGGTTTGCAGGGCGGTAACAGAGCGATCGTCTACCTGGATCAGCACCTGCTGGCGCTGTACAGCGCTGATCAGCGCTTGGACTTCCTTAATCTGTGCGCCAGCCTTCTCAAACGCGGACGAATCAACGGCTACCTTCAACTGCCGTTGCTGCAGCCGGTTCAGCTCCTGGTTCAGTGCAGCAAGGCTCTTGCTGCTAAACCCTTGGATGCCATCGCCGATCCCCTTGCCAACATTGTCGCCAGCGGTCTTGGCACGGGTCTCTAACTGCTGAAACCCCCGCAGCAGTTCGCTGAAATCACCACCAACCTTGACCTGAAAATCACTCACGGGGTCACCACCACGGTTGGATTGGTCCAGCGGATCACGATCTGATCAATCACGCCGATGCCTTGCCCCGGTGCATCGCCTTCGATGCTGGTGCTGGTTGCACCGGGCAGCAACGCCACCACACGACCGGCAACGGTCTGCAGCTGACCGGCCGACTGCCAGCCGGAGACATAGATCCGCCAGGTGGGATTCGTCAGCGTCTCGGTGCTCAGCATTACCTGCTCAGCGAACCGTGGCACGGCAGTAATGACGATCTCGATGCCGTTTACCACCGTGCCAGGCGGCAGCTGTTCATTCGTTGCCAGCACCGCCATCGCTGGCATGGTGGACCCACTGGGCAGGGTGTATGTGCCCAATGCTGCTGCGATGGCCGTATCAGCCAGCAGCCGGTCATAGATCGCCTGTGCAGTGGTCGGCAGGGCCATGGCTCAGTTTTCCGGCAAACTCACCAAACGCCAGCCAGGCCATGGAACTGCCACTGCAGGAACAGCTGAGGAATGAGCAGTGGCGGCGAATGATTCAGGGTGCGGGCAGCCGCGACCTAGAGAACCTGAAAACCGTTGCGCTGGCCATCCTCGATTATGCCGAAACCAACCGACAGTTCGCGTTGCAGCAGGCCGCTGCAGGGTTGCCCAGACAGCAAAACACCCCAGCCGCCTGAGCAGCCGGGGTGCAGCAGAGTGGAGATCAGAACTCCAGCTCGTAGGGCCCGTAGGCCCGCAGGGTGGTCGAGTATTTCACGATCTGACCGGCAGCAGGGGATTCCTCAAAACCAGTGAACCGGCCATAGCCGTAGCTGGTCTCATTGAAACCAACGGGGCCGATCCGGGCGTACTTCACCATCAGGCCCTCACGCACTGACTCCTTAGCGGAAATGCGCAGCAGCTTGTAGGCCGCGTCGTTGTGGTTGGTGACGCCCTCCAGGCTCCAGCTCATCGACTTGCTGGTAGCGATGCTGGTATCAAACGACTTGGCTTCGTCGTCGTAGGTGGTGACGGTTTCCTCTGCCTCAGACTCGCTGGGAGCGCAGTTGGTGAGGCCCAGCAGGCGAATCGGTGCATCGGTGCCGTTGAGCAGCATCGAGCTGCCAACCACTGCCCCGCTGGTAACGGTGGCCTCGGTCTGGTTGGCTGCGGTCAGAGCGTAGGTCAGCGTGAACGGCGCAGTGGTCGTCACGGCGGTGACCGTGAAGGTGCCGTTTGCAGCAGTAAACGGTGCGGGCAAGTTGGCCACGCCGATCACGCTGCCGTTGGCGATGCCATGGGCG